GCATTAGATGACGCAGCCAAGGCAGAGGTTGTAGACTTTGTGGTAGCCAATGCCAAGCGTATGCGTGAGCTCAGCTTGCGTATGGTGCTTAAGGTAGCTGACCTGCGTGTGGCCATGCCCACTAGCTGGCAGCGTGTAGCAGAAGCCACATGTATGCGTGGCGTGCGCTAAGTGCTATAGGGTATGCAGCCGTAGAGCTGTAGCCCGTAGATGATCCTAGTCCGATTCGCTCCCGGCAATGGATCCCCAGGCTAGAGGGTTGTCTAGCCAACAGTGATCCTCTGATGTAAATCCGATTCGCTCCCGGTGGTCAGAGGATTTTTTTTTGGTCGAGGCACCGGTCGGTATGACGATGATGAGAAGCTGAGGGGGTGGGAGGCATAAGCATATAATGATAAAGCAAAGTACTAATAGCGCATGGGTACCGAAGTTATTTTCACCACCTAAAACTGTAAGTACTTCTTTATAATTTTTTACGCGGATCATTTTTGCGGAGCCTAGGACCCATTCGGGCTCCTCTTATTATTCTTCTAAGATAAGTACACCATGTTCACTCACTTCATACCCCGTCTGCTCAGTATGCTCCTAAGTTGGATTCAAGCTGGTAATCTACGCACTCGCATGTACGAGCAACGTCAGCATATAGAACTGTTGGAAACTGCGCTTGAAGACATAGCACGTATCAGCGCCAGCCGTGCTAGCTCTAGTGAGCGCCATAGACTCATATTGAACATAATTGCCAATCTCAAAAAACGCTAAGTACTTCACGCAATTTTTTTGCGCTGCCCGTTTGTTACTCTGCAAGACCCATTCGGGCTACGTTGCACTTTCAAAGTAGGGTATTTTAAGCGGGTTTAGATCGCGGAGTAAACTGCCCGCACTACGACCGCTACCCATTCCTCCGCCAGCTGGCATTGGTCCTTTAAATCCACCACCACTACCTCCGCCACCCCCTGCGGGCGCTGTGCTTTTACGATTTAACACAATGCTCATGTTTTGGGCACTCTTGGGCACGTTTGCTGGATCTGTTACAGTCAAGCCCAATTCAGGCGCTAGCCGTTCTGCCATCTTGCGATACAGCTGAACTTTTTTAGCATCGTCATCAACTCGTCCTATAGCCAAGTTAGACACTTCAGGATGTGTACGCATGTATTCTTTAGTCACTGCTATCACTTGTCCCATTATGCTAGTGGTACTAGCGCCGCCTGTGCCCGTACGATCTTGACTCCATTTGCCCTGTTCACTTGTTCGTGCAAAGCCCACTTCTACTGTATCCGGTGCCAGTTGGTTAAATCCCACTACCATGTTACGACCTGTAGGATCACGAAAGTACACATTAGTTTGTCCGCTAGACTGCTGCCATTTGGCATCCGCTGGCATTGCAGTATCAAACGCTTCTAATATTTCTCTTACTTTCATAGTCCGCTTAATTGTCTAATACGTGTGATTTCTTCACTTACTGCTTGTGGCTGCTGTTGTGGTGCCAGTGCAGTTTGTATCGCTTGTTGCGCTTGCGGTGCGTATTGTTGTGCTTTTTGCGCTACGTTAGCTGCCTTGGCCACTGTACCACCTGCTGCTTGTGCAGCTCCAGCTAGATTATTTTGTGCTAGATTTTGAGTCACATCTGCTGTACGAGCCACTTGTCCAATCTTTCCGCCTGCGGCTAGTGCAGCAGCTTGCACATCACCCTGCGCCAAATTAGTGCCCACATTGGTCAGTGTGTTGGCCTGTTGTATGGCACGACCACCAGCACCAGCTAGAGCAGCTATGGCACTCTTGGGATCACCAGCTTGTATAGCATCTATAGCATTGGCCGCAGCTTTGATCACTCTAGTAGCGGGTAGCAGATCAGTAACACGATCTAACCATGGATACTGTTTTAGCCATCCTGTTAACTTGTTGGCCGCTTGCTCTGGGGGCGTCACTTGTGGATCTATAGTGCCCAACAATTGTTCACCCTGGGCCATTTGATCAGGCGTGGGTTCCACGGGTTGTTGTGCGGCTACGCCAGTTGGTGGCGACGTGACCTCGGCGCCAACTGGGGGCACTGTGATAGCGGGTGCGGGATTTGTGATTTCACTGATTTTCATACTTGAGTATTTAGCTGCTGTGGTGCCGGAGCAGTAACGCTGGGTTTCGCGTTTTACCGCTTGCTGCTTCGCAGCTATAGGAATCTGCGCGGCGCTCCGCGTGGTAAATACACTATGACTAAACAACAACTAGAACGCATGAGCCTAGAAGACATGGCTCAAATGACCGCTGAACAAGTGGCCGCTCTAGGCTCTTTAGTTGAGCATTTGAGCCAGTGGCAGCGTCAAGTGCTTGTAGACGCAGGGTTACTAGATGAATAACATAAGACACTACTTGGATCAGTTAGACGCTATAGAAGAAGGCCTAATGGGCAACGTGCTAAGTGGCGCTATCAGCGCTGTAGAAGACTTTTTAAGTCAAGTTCACGTTAGCCCCCAAGTGCCCACATTTAGCGGCAGTGCGCCCAAAGGTTTCGTTCCCTATCCAGGCTCTAAACTAGAAGCGTACAATCGTTTTTGGAACAACGATGTGTGCCCTCCGGGACAATGCAAGGCTTATAACCGCGCACACGGTGTCTCCTATTGGGCTAATCAAATAGGTGGTGATACCATTATAAAGCGTGATCCCAAGGGCCCTACTATGATGATCATTTTGCCCTCTACATACAATGATGATGTTAAACACGCTACTAAAATTGGCGACATTAACTACACAGCCAACAAGTGCCAGGTGTTTATCAAACAGGCCCAGTAAGCCATGTATGCAGTGCTAGTTCCCTTGAGCAAGTGGCATGAAGTGCAACAGTATCTAGAGCACAACTACAACACTTGCCCCACAGACTACACTTATCGGCACATGGATCGAGGCATAGAACTGCTGGTCAAACACAGTGATCTACATGATCGCATAATTGCTCGCTGGGCATTATAAATAACATATGACCACCTTTATCTTACCTACCAAAACACAAATCCAGGGCTACACTGCTAGTCCTGCACAACTGCTACGTGACGCCACTGTGGAAACGTTTCTATCTGTGACCAACCAGTATGATTTTCTGCTACAGCTAAATCAACAATGGCGTGCGGGTGCTACCAGCTTTACCTACTACAATCAAAGCCCTAGCCAAATGACCCTGCTTAACACCTACTTGACTGATACCAGTTATGGGTACAATTACACCTGTGGCAGTATCACACAAGAGACCACACCGGGCGCACACTACAACTGGTATAAGATGACGGTAAGCTGGGCCTAATTCAAGCCCACGTTAGTAGAAACAGTGTTTTGTGCTTGGCCCAGCGAAAGGCCACACACGCTTCCCAATGCTGTTGTTCTTGTTCTTGAGCCCATGCCCATTGACTATGATGGGGCCCTATACGCTGACACAACCACTGCTCTAGTGTGGCGTAGCAGTCGATCCAGTCTTCTTGATAGGGGTGAGTTTGCGGCCATGGCACACGGGCTATGTGCTCAAATGTGGAATATTCGGGGAACATTCGGTGCATAAAAATATTTATACACCTGCGCCATTTTTACTCTTTTCGGTAGTAGCGGTAGTTTACAGAGGTTTCGTTGGTACGTGCCACTTCGGCGCCGTTCTTTAGATGAAACCGTTCGGCCATTTTGGTCTGCGGACTAAGTGTCACAATGTTTTCAATGTCCTTGTACTCGCTGCGTAACCATGCGGCCGCTTGTTTTAATAGGGTAGCACCTGCTCCGGGACTGTAGCTCCATATGGTATAAAACACCGCAGTATTTTTATCCTTGGGCATGTTGACTAGATCTTCTTCAGTTGCCGGAATGTCGCGTAACCAAGCCATGCATGTGGCAGCTAGAATTTCTTCCCCCGCTCGTAAGATCAGTATTTCAGCCGCGTCATTGACACGTTGTTCAAGTGGGATATGTGGACGAACCGGGTCGTCCTTGATTACTCGTGTGAGTGGGTCATCTATGCTTTTCAGGTGGTACAGTTCCATCGCTACGTCCTATTATGTACGTACTTATCCGTTTAGCGAAAAAAACACATTACAACAAGATTACAAGTTAAAAATCGTCAGTGGGCAACTTGTTAATTAGATCTCTCAACTTGCTGCTGGTAACTTCGGCTTGTATCTTAGGCGCTGGGCTAAGACTATGCGGATCAATTTCACCTGTGGCTGGATTAACTGTTTGACGTGCTTTGATACTGTTAAGCAATGTTGAACCTGCAGATTGTGTGCTGCTATTACCGTAGCCGCCATCGTCTTCACAGTCGCTGATACGCAAACTGTCAATATTAAATTCCAAGTCAATTTTTTGGCCTACGCCGCTACTACTACGTGTCTTCATCAACTGGATTTGATAGCGTCCACGCTCACGCATGGCACGTGACGTGAAGATACCAAACACGTTATCCGCTGTTTGAATCTTACTCAAACCGCCCGAGATGTGACTGTGGTCAAATTCTACTTCTTCAACAGCACCACGGTTCAACTGAGCCGCTGTGACAAAGATACAGTTCTTTTCCATTGCTAAGTTACGCAATTCTTCTGATACATACTTGTCCTTAATAAACAAGTTTTCTGCGCTGATCTTCTTGCTTTGTGGCATCAACAAGTCCAAGTAGTCAACTAGCAATACGTCAACCTTACGGCCCATTTTGATTTCATATTCTTTCAAGTAACTGCGGATATCGTTGGCAGTTTTACCCGATGGCATATACTTGACTTGGAAGGTTCCTGCCTTCTTGCCAATCATCTTAACCTTCATTTCAACGTCATCTAAGTTCTTAAAAATTTCCTTAGTGGCCATGCCTGTGGTCATTGCATCAATACGCATACACACAAGATCTTCACTTAATTCAAGTGTTAAGTAT